ATGGGGGTGCTGTTTGTTGTCTGGGCGGTGGGCGTGGAACATGCGAAAAAGAAAAAGAGAAGGGACCGCCTTGATGGGGAATTCTAAAATATACCGGGACAATCTTGAGACGATTGATTGGTCGTGGATAAAGACGAAAAGTAAGCCGATGGATGCGGAGACCCAGGAGCAGCTTCGGCGAGATTTCCATGCCCGTGAAGCTGAAGATGGTAAGAAAGATGCCCAGTGGTATCTGGATAACGAGCGGCGTGTGGCCATGCGGGCCGATGAATACCGGCATCGCCCCAATAGCGCAGTATTTAAACGCCGCTGGGAAGAGATTTTTGGGAATGAATGAGTGGGAAATCTAATTTAATGTTGATAGCTGACGGCCTTGACGCCGCCATTATAGGTGTTGGCAGACGATGCGCCCAACCCGACATTGTGGCCTATGATGTTAAAAAGGTCATAAGCATATTGATGAGCCGCGATGACATGACGGAAGAGGAGGCGTTGGAGTTTTACGAATTTAATATCGCTGGGGGATGGCATGGTGACCAGACCCCGGTGTGGGTTTTGGTTGGCGAGAGCCCCTACGAGCATGAGGATTGATGGGTCTACGGCTATCTCAGACAGGGCCGCGTAATTGCCGATGGATCGACGGGAATACCAGCCGAGACCCCCTATGTTGCGGCAAGAAGACGCACCAGCACTCCTCATGGTGCAAGGAGCATTTCAAGATAGCCTACCCCCACAATCGGGCACGGGCAAAGGCGATAATGGAGCTTTCTGCTAAAAACCAGGGCTTTCCCAGAAGGGGTTGATGTTTGGTCTTTATTTGTTTATGGTATATTCCATGTTTGGGTCAGATTATATTGCCAAGGCGATAGAGAGCGATTTAGTGCATCAGGGGCTTGATGTACACAAAGTCAGTTTGGATAGATTGGCAAGGGCGGCGGTCAGGGCGCTACGGCAGGTTGAGGATGAAACATTTGTATCGGCAGGAGTTGATCCCAAGGTTCACCGGGAAAATTTTGAAAAAGTCACCAATGAAATACTCAAGGGTTTATGACCATGACGCCACGGCTTAAAGAGTGTCTTGATTTTATTTCTGGTTTTTGGGCGGGTAATGGGTATGCGCCGTCTTTTGATGAAATAAAGGATGGGCTGAATGCGAAAAGCAAATCGTCTGTAGCCGCCTTGGTCGATAAATTGGAAGCGCGCGGCTATATCACCCGGATACCCAATCTTGCTCGGTCTATCCGTGTTGTGGGCTCAACCAATACCCCGGATGAAGCGCCAGCTATACCAGAGCCAACCCCCCAACCAGAAAAGAGCGATGCGGGTGATGACGTGCCGTGGGCATAGACATTTATAGGATGCTGGTATAAAATGTACCATCATCCTCCCTAGGATGACCTCCCTGATTTAACTTGCCCCGGAATACCTTTCCGGGGTATTTTTCTAAAATGTTACCAGCCAATATTAAAAATTATCTTGGTAGGGTAAATGAATTGCCACTTAATGAGCAGCGCGAGATTCTTGCGCTGCTCAACCAGCATGAGACGGCCTCTGTTAGAGAGGTGTCAAAAATCAGTTTTCTCGATTTTGTGAAGAAAGTGTGGCCCCAGTTTGTTGAGGGTTACCACCACAAGATCATGGCCGAGGCTTTTGAACGTGTCGCTCGCGGTGAGCTTAAGCGCCTGATTATCAATATGCCGCCAAGACACACCAAATCAGAATTTGCATCCCATCTTTTCCCGGCTTGGTTCCTCGGGCTTTTCCCAGACAAATATGTGATACAGGCGTCCAACACGTCTGATCTGGCAGTGGATTTTGGCCGTAAGGTCAGAGACACGCTTGGGGAAGACACTTATCGCGATATATTCCCGAATGTTGCAGTCCATTCGGATGCAGCGGCGGCAGGGAAGTGGAAGACAACCGACAAGGGGGAATATTTTGCCATAGGCGTTGGCGGCACCCTGACGGGTCGTGGTGGCGATCTGATCGTGATTGACGATCCGCACTCCGAGCAGGAGGCCAAGCAGGCGGAAACCAAGCCAGAGATATATGACAGCGTTTTTGAGTGGTACACGTCTGGCCCACGCCAGCGCGTGCAGCCGGGGGCCGCAATTGTGATCGTGATGACCCGGTGGTCAAAGCGAGACCTTACCGGGCGAGTTGTAAAATCTTCCCTGGAAAAAAATGGCGATGAATGGGAGGTCATAGAGCTTCCCGCGATCCTTCCATCCGGGAGGCCGATATGGCCGGAATATTGGCCGGAAGAGGAAATACTCGCCATCAAGGATGAATTGCCTATACCGAAGTGGATGGCTCAATATCAACAGCAGCCTACGGCAGAGGAAGGCGCGATCATCAAGCGGGAATGGTGGCAAAGATGGCAACATTCAGCCACACCCAAGGTTGAATTCGTTATTCAATCCTGGGACACGGCATTTCTGAAAACTGAGCGATCCGATTATTCTGCTTGCACCACCTGGGGTGTTTTTCTGAATGAGCATGAAGAGACGGGGAAATTCCTTCCAAATATTATTCTTTTAGATGCGTTTCGTAAGCGCATGGAATTCCCGGAATTGAAGAAAAAAGCCTTTGAAATGTACCAAAAATGGAGCCCGGAGGCTTTCGTTGTTGAAAAGCGTGCAAGTGGTGCCCCGCTAATATTTGAATTGCGCGAAATGGGTATCCCTGTTAGTGAGTTTACTCCATCCCGTGGCAACGACAAGATTGCCAGGGCAAATGCCGTGTCTGATTTGTTTTCTTCTGGTGTGGTTTGGGCACCCGAGCATAGATGGGCTGATGAGGTGATTGAAGAATTTGCGGAATTTCCTGCCGGGGAACATGATGACTATGTGGATAGCTCCACGCAGGCGTTGCTTAGATATCGGCAGGGCGGATTTGTCCAGACACCACAAGACGAAGAAGACGAGGATTTTCAGGAACTCCCCGTAAGGGCTGTTGAATATTATTAGGGGAAATTATGGCCATTGAACCACGCATGATACCGGCAGAGATCGATATAGAGGGGCTTGATGAGATTGAAGTCGAGTTGCCTGGAGAAGCGGAGGCAGTTGAGGAAGCTGACGAGAACGGTGGCGTTGTCGTTGTATTTGACCCGGATTCCGGTGACGCAGGCGTGGCTTTTGATGCTAATTTGGCTGAGCATCTTTCTGATGACGAGCTTACTATCGTCGGTTCGGAGTTGGTGCAGTCGTATAAAGATGATCGTGAGACCCGGAAGCCGTGGGAAGAGGCTTATATCAAGGGTCTTACATTATTGGGTCTTCAGATTGAGGAGCGTAGTCAGCCATGGGCCGGGGCGTCTGGTGTCTTTCATCCTATTTTAACCGAGGCTGTCACTAAATTTGTAGCTGACGCCATGATGGAGACTTTCCCGGCGTCAGGGCCTGTCCTTACGAAGATAGTGGGGAAGGCCACGTCTGAGAAAACCAAGCAAGCCAGACGTGTCCAAAAGGATATGAATTATCAATGCCTGGAGGTAATGCCCGAATACCGGGATGAGCATGAACAGGCTCTGTTCCATTTAAGTGTTGCCGGGGCAGTATTCAAAAAGGTGTATTTTGATCGGGGGCTCAACCGGCAGACGGCACCCTTTGTTCTGGCCGAGGATTTTGTGGTTGCTTATGGCTCCACCAATCTTATGTCCTGCCCGCGTTCCACCCATGTTATGAAGATGTGGCCCAATGAATTAAAAAAGAAACAGCAATCCGGCGAATTCCTTGATGCCGATGTTCCCGAACCGACAATTGAATACACGGACATTGAGAAGAAGACCGACAGCGTTACCGGCAATGCGCCGTCCGCAGAGAAAGATGACCGCCACACGGTGTTGGAGGTACATGCTGAATATGATTTACCTGGGTTTGAAGAGACAGATGAAAATGGTGAGCCGACAGGAATTAAGGTTCCATACATTATTACCATTGAGCAGCATACGCAGCAGGTCCTCGCGATTTATCGGAATTGGAAAGAGGGGGACGAGGGAAAGCTGCGCCGGGATTATTTTGTGCAGTACAAGTATCTTACTGGTCCCGGTTTCTATGGAATGGGTCTTGTCCATCTTCTTGGGGGTATAGCTAAATCAGCGACATCGATTATCAGGCAGTTGATTGATGCTGGCACCCTGGCGAATTTACCGGCAGGTCTGAAATCTAGAGGTTTGCGTATCAAGGGCGACGATAGCCCTCTAAGGCCGGGAGAGTTCCGAGATGTTGATGTCCCCGGCGGTGCGATTAAAGACAACATAACCTTTGTCCCATATAAGGAGCCGTCTTCAGTCCTGTACCAGCTTCTTGGCAATATTGTTGAGGAAGGCAGGAATATAGCCAGTATCGCCGACTTGAAAATTTCGGAGATGAATAATCAGGCCCCTGTCGGCACCACGTTGGCTATTATTGAGCGTGGCATGAAGGTCATGTCGAGTGTCCACGCCCGGATTCATGCTTCCATGCGGGTAGAGTTCAAGCTGATTGCTGAATTGGTAAAGGAATACCAGCCGCCGGAATATGAGTACGATGTGGAAGACGGTGCGACCCGTGCCGAGGATTATGACGATAGGGTTGATGTCCTCCCAATTTCTAACCCCAACGCCTCCACCATGGCCCAAAGAATTATGCAAAATCAGGCGGTCTTGCAGCTTTCTGCCACTGCCCCGCACATATACGACCAAAAAATTCTGCATCGGCAAATGATTGACGCCATGGGTGTGGATAACGGTGATAAAATCATTCCCCTTGACGATGAAATGAAGCCTATGGACCCTGTCGCCGAGAATATGGCCCTTATAACCGGCGAGCCGATTAAGGCGCATATTCATCAAGACCATGAAAGCCACATCAAGGTTCATATGGCGGCGGCGGAAGACCCCAAACTTCAACAGATAATGAGTAAATCGCCAGCAGCGTCAGCTATTGCTGCTGCTGGGGCCGCGCATATTCAGGAGCATGTTGCCTTCCAGTATCGGCGGGAAATTGAGAAACAGCTTGGCGTTCCGATGCCTGCTTATGATGAGGATATGCCCGCCGAAGTTGAGGTTCAGCTTTCCAAGCTGGCGGCAGATGCCGCCGATAAAGTTCTCAAGAAGGATTTGGCTGAAATGAAAGCCCAGGAGAACGCCAAGAACCAGAATGATCCGGTTCTGCAACTTCAGAAGATGGATGCTGAAACCAAGGCCCAGGAAGTTCAGCGCAAGGGCGTGGCGGATAAATTGCGCGCCCTTGTTGGCATTAAGCAGATTGAAAGCAAAGAGAAGATGTTCGGGGTCGGAAAGGGGCAGGAGGTCAAGCAAAGCCAGATGGATATGTTGTTGGATATTCAGCGGCTGCTTACAGATGAGCAGCGTATGCTATCGCAGGAAAAACAAACTGGTACGCGCATTGGTGTAGATATTGCCATGGCACTGTTGGATGATGAGATAGAGCGAGAGAGGATATCTTCTCAAGAGCGGATTGCAGGTGTCCGGGAAGGCGTGAATATTGGCCGGGCAGGGATGCAAGCCGAGTCTGCGAGAGAACAAGGGGCGTTCAATTTGGCCGGAAAGTTCATGGACGTTCTCCGGTCTCGCACAGATGGGCAACAAAAAACGAACAATTCTGAAAATAACAGTTGATTGGATAAACATTGCCCAGTAATATTTTGGAAACGCTGCGGTCAAACCTTCGCCGCGAGATGAACGAGATTGCTGATCATGTGGCGACGGGTGGTTGTCTGGCAACGGGAGACCCGCAAACGGTGGCGATGGAATATGCCAAACAGTGTGGCAAGATAGAGGGTCTGGCGATGGCCGAGCGTGATCTTCTTGAGATTTTAGAGCAGGGCAAGTCAGAGGAAGAGCAAGATATATGACACAGGTATCTGTTGCCCCCGAAGAGGGGCGCATTGAGAAGATCGCAAAGCCGAAGCTTGTTCAGGTTGATGGCAAGGATATGCCGAAGGCTCCGCTGAAGGAGCATGCTTCATTGCCGAAGCCTGTGGGGTGGCAAATTCTTATTGCCATGCCGGAAGTGGAGGAGCGTACAGAGGGGGGAATAATAAAGGCCGATGTCACTAAAGACATAGAGAGTACGTCTACGGTTATCGGGCTTATCCTTGCCATGGGGGACCAATGTTATAGCGATGAAGAGCGGTTTGGTCAGACGCCTTGGTGCAAGGAGGGGGATTTTGTTTTGATCGGTGCTTATAAGGGGGTCCGGTTTAAAATCTTTGATAAAGAATTTCGCCTTATCAATGACGACACGGTGAAGGCAATTGTGGACGATCCACGGGGGTATACGAGGGCATGACGGATGGCTGAAGTCGCACTGAAGCAAGAATTTGAAGAGCCGGATCAGTTTCCAGCGCCTGAACCTGAAGAAGCCGGTGAGGATGCTCTTGAGATTGAGGTTCTCGATGATGTGCCGGAAGAGGATAGGGTGGCGGCTCGCCCCGCTGTTGACAGGCTCAATCCAGATAGCGAGGAATTTGAAGAAGAGATTAAGAATTATTCTGAGGCCGCGCAAAAACGCATTAAGGCTCTTAAATTTGAATTCCATGAAGAGCGGCGCGCTAAAGAAGGTGCCCTTCGTCAGAGTGAGGAGGCTGTGCGCTACGCAGAGCAAGTTGCGGGTGACAATGCTTCTTTGAAAGAGGGCTTGAGTAACTCAAATGATGTTTTAATCCAGCAATATGGGGCACGCAGTGATGCTGAGTTGGAAACGGCTAGGAAAGAATTTAAAGAGGCTTATGAGGGCGGTGACACGGACGCTCTCCTGGCTGCACAGGAAAATATTAGTCGCCTTCATGTTGAGCGTGGTAAGGCGCTTCAAGACGCTGAAATTATTCAGCGCCAAAGGCAGCAGCAACAGCCTCAACAGGCCCAACAACAGCAACAACAGGCCGTAGGCACGCCGGATGCGCGTGCCATGGAGTGGATCAGGAAAAATTCCTGGTATCAGTCTCCCGGCAATGAAGAGATGACTGGTTATGCCGTGGGTTTGCACCAGAAACTGGTGAAGGAGGGGCTTCACCCTCAATATCATGAAGAATATTATTCCCGCATCGATAATGGGATGCGGACGGTGTTTTCTGATTATTTTTCCGGTAGGGAAGAAGGTGGTAATGGGGCAGGTAATGGTTCTGCCTCTGTTGTGACTACCGGAAATAAGCCGCCCCCTGTGGGCGGGCCGTCACGGGGCGGTAAACCCCCGCGCAAAGTGCAACTAACCGCCACTCAAGTAGCCCTCGCAAAGCGACTCGGGTTGACCAACAAGCAATATGCCGCACAGGTTGCAAAGGAGCAATTGAACGATGGCTAAAGCACCGCGCACCTCGCCGAAAGCGAGAGAAGTAGAGACACGCGAAGCCGAAGACCGGGTGACTCATTACCGGCCTCCTTCAAATCTTCCTGATCCCATACCTCAAGATGGTTATGATTTCCGTTGGATTCGGACCTCTATTCTTGGAGAGCCGGACAATAGAAACGTGTCTATGCGGTATAGAGAAGGATGGGAGCCGTGTTTGGCGGAAGATCATCCCGAATTGATGATCATGTCGGATGTGAACACCACCTTTGAAGGTAATATCGTTATTGGGGGCCTTATGCTCTGCAAGTGTTCAAAAGAGCTTATGGAAGCCAGAAACGAGTATTACGGAAACAAATCAAAGGAACAGGCTACGAGTGTCAACCAAAACTTTATGCGCGAGAACGATCCGAGAATGCCGCTTCTGGAAACAGAGCATCGCTCGGAAACTACGTTCGGCGTTGGCCGCTCCCGGAATTAAGGGGGCTTAACACTTTGCAAAAAGGAACAGTAAGATGGCAACTTCTGCTGCGCCATATGGCTTTGTTCCGGTAAATAAGATTGGTGGTTATGACAACGGG